GCCATTCCACCTTAATCATAATTGATTCAAAGAAAATAAAAAATGTAGCAATGTTGAGACTTAAATCATCTACCGTTCAGGGGTAATTAACCCATCTTCCCGGATCCTAGAGCTTAGTCCTACCAACACTGAAACCTCGTTTATAATTAAATGTTTAATTAACTTCAATATATGAGTTCAGATAAAATAACGGGTACCGATGCCACCTCTTTAAGCGAGAGGAGACCCCATCCCATCGACGCAACCATTACATATAATATGGTACAATCCTTCTTGTTTATCGTCGATGAGGAAGACTCAATTAGAGTCGGACATCAAAACACGTCAAGGAAAAAGTCTTCTTTTCAGAAGCGAAATCCCTGAGGTCAATATCTTTAAGATTCCTTGCTAGTTTTGCAAAGTTATCTTTATCTCTTAGGATGGATCTCACACGTCTCCAGATTTGTCTGTTATGATTAACAGCACGCATAACTTTTTTATTGTTAGCATCTTCATCATCTGGATTGTAGAGATATCTCAAGCTTCCGACCTCCGAACCACGAATGGATTCGATGTCATGTAAGAAAGGGTTCTCCTTTTCTCTATCATAGAAGTCTACGAGATCCACGTTATTGCTTGGAAAACAACTGTCATCAATAAACCCATTACGGATTTGCTCCATTTTCTCGTGGAGACGATCTGTGGCAGAAGAGCAATCATGGCCCATCACTTTTGCTTTATTACGAGCACAAAGGAAAACTTCAGTCAGCATAAGCTTATAAAGTTTAAGGTATTCCTTTTCAAGAGATCTTTCAGTCCCATCAAACCTAACCTTTCGGTAGTTTTGACCCTTAAGGAACTGGAAATCAGAGAGGCGTTGGTTAACGAATTTATGCATTTCCCATTGCGGGACCTCACTAATAGATATTGGTTTGATATCACGGTCTGTCATATTTGACCTGATAAAACTTGCTCCAAGTTTATCAAACTCCGATATAGATTTCTCATCAACCGGGATAATCCCCAAACCGCCAAGCCATTGAGGCAAATACCAAGGCACTTGCGCAAATTCAATGCTTGAAGTTTCAATTAGTTTGATAACTTGATATCTGACACCATCTATGAGAACCTTATCTTTGATACTTCTATCAATTCCTTTGATCCAACATATTTGATATCTGATCCTTCGAGCTTCTTTTAACAGAAGCCTAGAAGCAGCTTTAAAGAGTTCAGGTGGACAAGTATAGAATAAATCTACAGACAAAGCACCAACCTGGAAAAAATTCTTCCCACGAACACCGTCTTTCTTCTGACCATAAACAAGACCCAAGTTTACATACTTGACCTCTTGAAAACAACCAGTTTCATCGGCTCCAGAGAAATTCTCCCAAGAAGAGACTCTATACTTGAATTGACAAGAATTAATAGTTAGGAATTCTGAACTACGGAATGTTTTCCCAACGGAAGACTCCAAACCGGCATAACCAGTAATACTCTTCCAAATATCAAATAATCTTTTCCCGCCTTTGAAAACACAGTCATCCCCATTAATTAAAAGAGGGCATTTTTCATAACCTTTGATATAAACATCAACAAGTTTGAAATTCTTTGATTCACTAACTTCCATTGAGTAGCGGCACAAAGCTGCATTAGCAAGACAAAGAAAGGGGAATGAAATGATACTTCCCATCAATTGTCCTTCTTTTTGTTCCTTCAACAAACCATCCGCAATCAAGCTTTCTCGACTTGGTAAATTCTGCTGTCTATACTCTTTCATAACTAAAGGATCGAGTATCATATGTCCCGTTAGGGCTCTTTTGACGAGAATTTCTATTTTATTAACATATTCTTCAGGTAAAAATTCCTGGTCATTAACGTTATTCTTTCGAATTTGATAAAATAGTCGGCTACATAGTCTGTTAGACACCCAAGAATGAAGATTATCCGTACTGGCTTTATAATCACCAGATATAAACTCTTCATCAACGAGCAACTTTCCCAAAGCATCCTCAACAATCTCTTTCGAAACTGTTTCACCTATCAGCCTAAAACTTTTAAGCCTTTTTAAGATTCTCCAAAGCCATTTTTGAATCGGCTTGAGCACCGTATAGGTAAGAGGAGGTCCCGCAGTAATACACCTGACCTTAAGAGGTTCAGGGAGACCAATAATAACAGTCTCAGGACATTCTTGAATACTTTGTTCTAAAAGAACAGGATATATAAAATCCTTCCATATTCTGCACAGCTTTGACCCATCGTAATGAAGCCCAAGTGTCTCTTTAATAAATCCGCTTTCAGGAGACTCATCAAATTCTGCTTGTTCTTCAACTCCAGCTTTACCATAAAGTTCAGAGAGTTCTTCAAATAACTCGGCACCGCCGAGTCCTAGTTTAATTAAGGGTTTTGAATCCCTAATCTTACCGTCAAAGAACGCTCTCATGATAGAGTGGTTAGATTTAAAAGCACCAATCGCTCCCATCCCCATTCTCGAAAAATTATATTGAGAACTTGTGGAGGAAATAACAGGAACAGTAACATCCGACAAAGTTAGACGTTGCTTATCGAATATTTCATCGATTGTCCTGTCAAGTTGATATTCAACAGAGAATTGGTTTATTGGGAAAATGAAATTATCAACTTCGATCTCAAAATCATCTACATTCGGATGCTCTGAAGTTAAATGTTCAAAACATTTAACTTCTGCATCGAAGACGACTTCAGGATGAACCGGAGGTGAACCTTTCTTAGATTGCGCAATACTTTGTGCAAAACTCTCGAGTTTCTCTTGGTCTAACCGCAAGATAAATAAATATCTCTTAGCACGACCATAGAACATAAAACTTGGATCTACCAGATCTTTAAAATCCTCTAAACCTTTCGGAACAGGAGGAATCTCTTGTTTCATTACCCAGGAGAAAAAAGCATTAATCTTGTACTTAAATAAATCTTTCCAAGAGCCGAAGCCTGCTTTTTTTACGTATTGATAATAAATATCAATCAACCTAGCCTTATCTTTATTTGTTTTAACTTTATGCTCAGACTCCTGCTGAGTAGATAAGGACCTCTTGTCACCATATCCATAGATCTTAAAAAGATCATATAAGACATTAACAAGGATAGTGACCTTTTTGAAATCATCGAATTTTTTCTGAGTGGCAACGCCAGAGATTAATTTTTCATCGATGAATTTCTTTTCAAAGCTTCTCGGGTGCTTAATCCCCGACTCACGTTTCTCAAATTTTTCAATAAGATACATGAAACTAAATGGTTTTCCAGGATTCGAACCTGG